TTCGCAAGGATGGTATACAGAGTTAGAGGGTACTATGATTGCTTCTATACCAGATAATATAAAAGAAATACAAAGACTAATATTAGACGATGAACCTTACTACCTCAAAACCGCGCCCTCCGGCCAACCGAATCGGTGAGATAATTATGTCATTTGCTGTTAAAATACCAGATAATCCGTTAACGGAACAACAGATTACACAAGTTCATAAACAACGTGGATATGTTGCGCGGTATTTTGCTGCGAAAGCAAATCATATAAATCAAGAAGTATTTGAAATTACTCGTAGAGATTATGACAAGCTTTATAGTAATCAATATGTTATATTGGGCCATTTGAATTGGGTTATTAAGGGACGATTAGAAGATCAAATTATTCATTTGTATACCGGCAATCCTGCATATGCGGGGGGAAAGGAACCAATTCATATCCCAGGCGTCTTGACACAGAACGCGGGTGCTGTTAGATTCCTTGGTAGGAAAATACCAGTGGTCAAAGATCACTTGATCAACTATGAACAGTTTTATATCGGAAATTAATGCAATTTTTAACAGGTTATGATTTACAAACAATCCTAACTTCTGATGAACCGAAGGTTTGTTTGTATTTACTTTCAGATCCAAAGACACATCCTCTCTTGAATTCTTTGTCTTGCATCTATATTAAGACCCAAGATGGAGAGTTTTATTCTTCGTTTACTCACATTGATTATCCCCATCAAGATTATCAAGGTTTGGTTTTACGAAATGCTTTTGTGTATGACATAAAACAATTGTTACATTTGGGGCTGGACGTACAAGATTGTTTTGACTTAAAGTATTTTGATAACAAAGAAGTTTACAATCAACTTTCTACTTTTTATTCTTCACGGCTGAATCAAATTTCTAATTTGAATTCGGTCATTCCTATCTATTCCCATTTGAATACACTTCAACGGATTGGTCAATCATTAGATATTGCATCGTTGGTCAAGAAGAAAGATGATTTCGATCAGAAATATTTAACTACATATCATAATACTATTCCTTACGTCTTTTCTAAAATAGAATCTGAGGGATTGTTTGTTGACCACGATGCCTTTTTGAATTCGTTTGGAGTGGAGAGACGTAAGTTAATTAATGATGATAAGGTTTTAACTAACTATAATCATTACACCACCACAGGCAGACCCAGTAACGCACATGGTGGAATCAATTATGCTGCTCTCAATAAGGCTGACAACTCTAGAACCTCGTTTGTTTCTAGACATGAGAATGGTAAATTAGTAAACATGGATTTTAAAAGTTATCATTTATTTTTAATTGAAAAATATATTGGTATAACACTTCCAGAAGATCCACACAGAACGTTGGGTCAAGAATATTTTAAAACAACAGAACTAACACCAGAACAATATAATGAATCAAAAGTAATAACTTTTAGAAATCTTTATGGATATCAGTTTGAAGATATTGTAAAAGACATACCGTTGTTTGATAAAGTTGATAGATTCCAAGATAAATTGTGGTCGAAGTATCAGAGTACGGGTATGTTGATTACAGAGTTTGGCAAAAAGATTGTGGTAGAAAACGCTACACGAAATAAAGTATTTAATTATTTTGTTCAGTCGGCAGAGGCTGAAACAAATATTAAATACTTGTACAATCTTATAAAACAAGATATGGTTCCGATTCTCTATACTTATGATTCAATGCTTTTTGATGTAGAGGAAGCTAAAATTGATAATTTAATTAATGTTTTACAGAAAACATTAAAACATCCGTTTTCAGTTTCTATTGGTGACAACCTGAAAAATATGAAATTTGAGCATTTCTAAACCTATTTATAGACAATTCCAACAGAGGGATTGTCATGGAGACACAGTTACTTTGTACATTTTGTACATCAGATGAGTTGGTTGATACTTGTCAAAATATCTCAGAAAAATATCAAGTAGTTTCAAATAAAATTTTTATTTTAGAAAATACGAAAGAAACAGCGGACATTTATTCTGATGATGAACAACAGTTAATTTTAACATATAATGTTACAAATGTTGATTTAAGTGATGTTTTGAATTCTACAATATCTGTTCATCGCAAAAAACAAACCAATACCATTTATACAATCAATGCTCTTAATAAATTAATCATGGAAAAGAATAATGGAATCTTAGATAAAAGATTTAGAGTTGATTGGGAAGAATTAGAGAATATGGTCTTGGTCACCGCTTATGGCAAATTGAAAAGAATATCAACACAAGTAAAACAAATTTTAAGATTAGACGATAACCCGTAATAAATAAACGATGAATTAGATGCTTTTAAACTACAAATACTTAATAATAAATAAACTTTAAACCACCCCTTGACAACCACTACTAAACCTGTTACATTATGTAGTGTTAAATTATAACCCCTAAACCATAAGGAGAAAATTATGGCTCTTGATATTAACGCACTTCGTGCCAAGTTAAACACTTTTCAGGGACAAACTAAACGGTCATCCGCTTTTTGGAGGCCGGCAGAAGGCAAGTCTCAAGTAAGGATTGTTCCGTTAACGGCCAGTCCCGAAAACCCTTTCATTGAACTCTATTTCCATTATCTTGGAAACCGGAGTCACCTAAGCCCAATTTCCAACGGCAATCCCGATCCGATTGCAGAGTTCGCTGAGAACCTTCGTGCTGAAGGAACTCGCGAGGCTTATCAACAGGCACGTGCCTTTATGCCCAAACTTCGTACCTTCGCTCCAGTAGTGGTTCGTGGTGAAGAAGACATGGGTGTACGTTTTTACTCGTTTGGTAAGACTGTGTATCAAGCACTTCTTACTTATATTAACGATCCCGATTATGGTGATATTACTCATATCGAAACAGGACGGGACATCGTAGTGGATTATACTCCACAGGACAAGAGTGATACGAACTTCGCGAAGACTTCGATTTTGGTGAAGCCGAATCAGACGCCAGTTTCAGAGGATGCTTCCTTGGTTGACCGTTGGACAACCAATCAGCCAAATCTTACTACTCTTTTTAAGGAACCTTCCTATGAAGAGTTGTCTGTTGTTCTAAAACGTTATCTTGATCCTAATTCTGCTGATGAAGATACTGGTGTAACTGATTCTTCGGTCGCACCTACTACAGCACAGGCTCCATCTAGTGCTGGCGATACGGTTAAGTCAGCAGTAGATGAGTTTGAGTCCCTGTTTGCAGAATAAGGAGCTAACTTATGGCCGTCAAAAAGAAAATAAAGACGCCAGATCGTGATGAGATGGCGCAAATTATTGCTGATAGTTTAAATTCTTTGATGTCTGATGAAGATCAAGTTGCATTTTTCTTAGACGGCGAGGACGAGACTCCAATTGATTTAAATGATTGGGTATCCACAGGAGCCACCATGCTTGATTTGGCGATTTCAAATCGTCCGCATGGTGGTTTGCCTGTGGGTAGGATAGTAGAAATTACAGGACTAGAACAGTCAGGTAAGAGTCTATTAGCCGCACACGTTATAGCTAATACTCAAAAGAAAGGCGGTATTGGAGTTATCATTGATACTGAATCTTCTGTACATGATGATTTCTATCGTGCTATCGGTCTTGATATGACTAAGTTGGTTTATGTTCATGCTGAATCAATAGAAGATATCTTTGATATGATTACCAATATCATTGAGAAGGTCAGAAAAACAGAGAAGGATAAGCTTGTTACTATTGTAGTAGATTCCGTTTCCGCTGCTTCGACTAAGAGTGAAATAGAATCTAATTTTACTAAGGATGGCTATGCAACTGATAAGGCAATCATTCTAAGTAAGGCTATGAGAAAAGTTACGAATATGTTAGCCAAGCAACGTGTTCTATTAATCTTCACCAATCAGTTGAGACAGAAGATGAATGCAATGCCTTTCGCAGATCAGTATACTACGTCTGGGGGAATGGCACTTCGATTCCATTCCTCAGTTCGGCTGAGGTTAAAGATGGTTTCAAAGATAAAAAATTCTTCAAATGATGTTATTGGCGTATCTGTCAAAGCGGTTGTAGTGAAGAATCGTTGTGGTCCTCCACTTCGCGAAGCTGCATTTGATATTTACTTTAATCGTGGTATTGACGATTATTCTGCTTGGTTAAAAGTTATGAAGGAAAAGAAACTGATTAAACAGGCTGGTGCTTGGTACAAATTTATTGATGAAGCTGGAGAGGAACATAAATTCCAATCCAAAGATTTTGTAGAGTTTCTAGAAGCAGATCCAGATCGCAAGAGTAAAATCTATGATGATATTTGTGAACATGTAATTATGGCGTATCGTTCAACAGATAAGAAACCAATTTTCGAGGATGCAGAGGAATGACACAAGATCTTTTAGAAGTTTTTCAATCAATGGATTTTTCTAACAAGGACGAAGGCACTACTCTTAATGATCGGGTTCTCATTATAGATGGAATGAATACGTTCATTAGAGCTTTTGCTGCAATTCCAACTATGGATGAAAATGGAAATCATATTGGAGGAGTGACAGGATTTTTAAAGTCAGTTGGTTATGTAATTCGTAAGTTTAAGCCTAGTCGGGTTTATGTTATATTTGATGGGAAGGGTGGTTCTAAACGCCGAAGAGAGATTTATCCCGATTATAAGGCAGGTAGAAAACCTTTAACTAGGCTCAATCGAACTTATGATATGACCACCGAACAAGACGAACAAGACTTGATGAGATATGAATTGGTGATTGTTGCAAAGGCTTTGATGAAATTGCCCATTACAACAATTACTCTTGACCACGTTGAAGCAGATGACATCATTAGTTATATTGCTCAACATGTGGTAGAGAATGGTGGAGAGAGTATTATTTATTCTACCGATAAAGATTTTCTTCAATTGGTCGGCGACGGTATTAAAGTCTGGAATCCGGTCAAAAAGAAAACATATATTCCAGAAACAGTACTTGAAGATTATACTATACACCCTAATAACTTTCTTTTGTATAGAGCCTTAACCGGCGACATAAGTGATAATCTCCCAGGCATAAAAGGATTGGGAATGAAAGCTCTATTAAAGTTTATGCCTGGGTTTGCTACTGAAGAAAAACTTGATTTGGATGATGTCATCACTATTGCTGAATC